CTCTTTTTTCCCTACCACGATTACGAAATTCTGGGTGTCAAAGAGTCCTATGGGATTTCGTTTGAAAATGGGCCGCCGTTGGTGCCCCATCCGGGTAGTGTCGATAGGTTTGCGCGGTGATGGTGTTTGGGCGAATGGTTTCCGGCACGATCAAGTCTGCTTGTAATTCGTGTGCGGCATTGGGCGGGCGATTGATCTCGGTTTTATAATTTGAGTATTACTGTTACCAAGGTGACGAAGTGCGGGTGGCGCGCTTCTCCCGGCGGCCTCGCGGCGTGAGCCGGAAATGAAAAACCTCCAGCGGAGGTTTTTCCCGGCGAACGCCCTGCGCGTAAGCGAAGGGCCGGGGACACAGGCTGAGATGAAAACCAAATCCAAGGCGGCGGCTGGGATCCGGGCGCTGGCCAAGCGGCACTCGAAAGCCGCGGTCAAGGTGCTTGCGGCCATCATGAACAATGAGGATGGGCCGGCGACCGCGCGGGTTTCGGCAGCGCAGGCGCTGTTGGATCGTGGTTGGGGAAAAGCGGCGCAGCCGCTGGCGGGGGAAGAGGGTGGTTTGCCGATATTGGCACGTATTGAACGGGTGATCGTTGATCCCTCCCTCCCCAAGAATAATCAAGACAGCAACGGCACGGACGACAGGGCGCACACTTAAGATATCGACACCCAGGGCGTTCGTGCCGCTGCTGGGCCCTGCCCGGTACAAGGGTGCGTATGGCGGGCGGGGATCGGGCAAGTCGCATTTCTTTGCCGAGCTGTTGATCGAGGATTGCCTGAGCCAGCGGGGCATGCTGGGGGTGTGCATCCGGGAAGTACAGAAATCGCTGAAGGATTCCTCCAAGCGGCTGATCGAGACCAAGCTGAAGGAATTGGGGTTGGGCGAGGCGGACGGGTTTCGTATCTTTGAAAAGCAGATACAGACGCCGGGCGATGGGGTGATCATTTTCACCGGCCTGCAGGATTCCAACAATGAGAACATCAAGTCGCTGGAAGGTTTCCAGCGGGCGTGGATCGAGGAAGCGCAGGTGTTGTCGCATCGCAGCCTGAGCCTGCTTCGGCCGACCATCCGGGCGAAGGACAGCCAGATCTGGGCGAGCTGGAATCCACGGCGCAAGGGCGATGCGATCGACGATTTCTTCCGGGCGCGCAGGCCGAAGGACGCGGCGGTGGTGGAGGTGAACTGGCGGGACAATCCCTGGTTTCCGCATGTGCTGGAGGAGGAGCGGCTGACCGACCTGAAGCTTTATCCCGACCGATACGAACATGTGTGGGAAGGCGGGTACGCCCGGGCGCTGGACGGCGCCTATTTCGCGCGGGCTTTGGCGGAAGCCAAGGAGCAGCGGCGCATCTGCCGGCTGGCGGCCGATCCGTTGTTGCCGGTGCGGACGTTTTTCGACATTGGCGGCAGTGGTGCATCGGCGGATGCGATGGCGATCTGGGTCGCCCAGTTTGTGGACCGCGAGATCCGGGTGCTGGATTACATCGAAGGAGTGGGCCAGGTGCTGGCCTATTATGTGAAGGAGCTCAGGTCACGCGGCTGGGGCGAGGCGCTGTGTGTGCTGCCGCACGACGGGGTGGCGGAGAATTCGATCACGGGCAAGAGGTATGAGGATCATGTACGGGACGCTGGTTTTGAGGTGCAGGTGATCAAGAACCAGGGCAAGGGGGCGGCGATGATGCGGATCGAATCCGCGCGGCGGCTGTTCCCGCGCGTTTGGTTCAATGAGGCGACCACTGAGGCGGGCCGCGAAGCGCTGGGCTGGTATCACGAGAAGAAGGATGAGACGCGCAGTGTCGGGTTGGGGCCGGAGCATGACTGGTCAAGCCATGCGGCGGATGCTTTTGGACTGATGTGCCTGGCCTATGAGGAGCCGGAGCGGGCTAAGGCGGAGGAACGGGCTGAGGCGGTTGAAGGTGGGTGGATGGGGTGAGGAGCGTTTCGCCGCGCCTAAGCGCGGCGAACGAAATGATCCAGTGGATCATTTCGAGCGACGAACGCCGCGAGCTTGGGCGAGCGGCCGGGCCGAGCCGAGCGCCATAGCGCGAGGCGAGGAAGGAACGGGCCGAGGCGGTCGAGAATGGGTGGATAGACCTGAGCCAGGCTGACCCCGCCCATTCGCGCTTCAACGCCTTTTTCGCCGTTGAATCCGAGCCAGGCTATGCAGCCCCAAATCAGGCAATTCATGGCTGGAAAGATCAGGGTTTTAAGGTTCATGACTACGGCTCTTCTGCCGCGGCAACAATCACGACACGAAACCCTCTATACGGCGCCTTAAGAGCGAGCCGAAGCGCCATAAACCCCGGGGGAATGGCCAGTATATAAACCACGTTCATTGCCCAAGGTGACAATGGGACGAATCGGATACCAACGGCCCATAGGCCGATCGCGATAATGCCAACGATGGCTCCGATAATCAGATTGCTTAGCACAAACCACCGCCAGAACGCGGCCCACCAAATCCGGATGACCTGACCCCAGGTCAATTCCATTTCCTGCATCATCGCCTCCCAGACACGGGCAGGCTAACCGAGCCAAGACAGGGTAACAATGACCGACGAGCAACTACTCGCCGAAGCACGCGACGCTTTTGCGCTTTGTGAAGAAGCCGAAAGCGAGAACCGGGCGGCGGCGCTGGATGACCTGCGTTTTGCCAAGCTGGGGGAGCAGTGGCCGGAAAGCGTACGCCAGCAGCGCATCAAGGACGGGCGGCCGTGCCTGACCATCAACCGCCAGCCGGCCTTTATCCGCCAGGTGGTGAATGAGGCGCGGCAGAACCGGCCAGGCATCCACGTGCATCCGGTCGACAGCGAGGCTGATCCTGAGATCGCGGAAATCTATAATGGGTTGATCCGCAATATCGAGCAGACGTCCAAGGCCGATGTCGCTTATGACACGGCGGTGGACTGCGCGGTTTCCAATGGCTTTGGTTATTTTCGGATCGGGACGGATTTCGCCGACGAGGACAGTTTTGACCTGGACTTGCGGGTGGAGCGGATCGTCAATCCGTTCAGTGTCTATGGCGACCCTCTTTCGACGGCCAGCGACTCTTCGGACTGGAATACGTGTTTCGTCACCGAGGTGCTGTCGCTGGACGCGTTCCGCGCCAAGTATAAAGGCGCGGAGGCGGTCAACTGGGCAGGCTCGGGCTATGAGAAGCTGCCGACGCCCTGGGCGCAGGACAAGAGCGTGCTGGTGGCGGAGTGGTGGCGGCGCGAGCGGGTGAAGCGGGCCATTGTGGCGCTGTCGGATGGCTCGGTGCTGGATGCCGAGGTTTATGCCAAGCAGAAGGCGCAGCTGGATGCGCAAGGCGTCAGCGTGATGGGCGAGCGGATGGCCGTGGGCCACCGGGTGACGCAAACGGTCCTGACGGGCGCCGAAGTGCTGGAGGTCAATGACTGGGTGGGCAAGTACATTCCCATCGTGCCGGTCTATGGCGATGAAGTGAATGTGGAGGGCAAGCGGCATTTCCGCTCGCTGATCCGCGACGCCAAGGATGCGCAGCGGATGCTGAATTACTGGCGCACGGCCTCGACCGAATTGACGGCGCTGGCGCCGCGCGTGCCGTTCATCGGGCGCAAGGGGACGTTCAAGAGCGATGCGCGCAAATGGGCGACGGTGAACAGCCAGAACCACGCCTTTATCGAATATGACGGCGAGACGCCGCCGATGCGCCAGCCGATGGACGGCAGCCGCGCCATCGGGGCGATCCAGGAGGCGTTGAACGCCCAGGACGACATGAAGGCGATCCTGGGAATCTATGACGCCTCGCTGGGGGCGGCGGGCAATGAGACGTCGGGGCGAGCGATCATTGCGCGGCAGAAGGAGGGGGATACCTCCAACTTCCATTTCATCGACAATCTGTCACGCGCCATCGAGCATGGCGGGCGCATCCTGATCGACCTGATCCCCACGGTGTATTCCGGGGCGCGGATGATCCGAGTGCTGGGGCGGGACAACAAGGCTTCGGCCGTGCAATTGGGCCAGCCCTTGGTGGTGAAGGGGCCGGATGGGCGGTCTCAGACGGATGAGGCAGGGTTGCCGCTGACGCGAATCTGCGACCTGGCGCGCGGCAAGTATGACCTGACGGTGGAGACGGGGCCGAGCTATGCCTCGCGGCGGGAAGAGACGGCCGACCAGATATTGAAGATGATCCAGGCCTATCCGCCGGCGGCGCCGGTTTTGGGCGATCTGCTGGCCAAGAATCTGGATTGGCCGGATGCCGATGAAGTGGCGCGGCGGCTGCATGCGCTGCTCCCGCCGCAATTGCTGGCGGCCGAGGGGCAGCCGGCCAACCCGTTACAGCATCCGGTGGTGCGCCAGGCGGCGCAGCAAGCGGTGGCGACGATCGGCGGGTTGCAGCAGAAGGCGGCTGTGCTGGGGCAGCAGTTGAACGCCTTGCAGCAAGACCGGGCAATCGAGAACCAGAAGCTGCAGATCGATGCGTTCAAGGCCGCAACCGAGCGGTTGAAGGCCGTGGGCGAGGCGGCGCGGGCGCCCGTGGGGCGCGGTTGAGCAAATTGGAGTGACAGATGGTCAGTATGCCGAGAAAGCCCCTTGGCTGGGGCGATGATCTGGACGACATCGATCCGGGTTCAGTTCCACAAACAGACCCGTATGCGAAGGCGCCCGCTCTGGAGCGCGATCGGATGCCAAGGGGAGATGCTCCCGATCCGGCAACGTATGCAAAGCTGGGCGAAATGGCCGGACAGTTGCTGTCCGATCCGCACGATCCGACCGGTGATTTTCAGGCCAGCGGGATGATGTACAATTTGGGCCAGCAGCTCGCCTTTCACCGGGGCGGACCTTTGGATGCCCAGGTGAGATATGGCGGCTCTCCCGCATATGCAAATTACGCCTATGGCGTTTATAACGCTGCCCGAGGCGCCGATCTGGGGGACGTTCTTGACCTGGCCAATCTCTATGGAAAATTGTTCAGCAAATATCCCAAGGACAAAGCAATGGATCAGACTTACAAGTCTATTCCGGCCGATAATGTCCGAAATATCAC